TCGACCTGCACAGCAACTGCGGCGGCAAAAAGGATCTGGAGCGCGTCGAGCGCCTCCTCAAGAAACACGCGGAAAGCAAGCCAACCGAACCCGGTACCGGCGAGCCCACCGAGCCCGACCAGCCGACGTCCGAGCAAGACGAAAGCCAGCCGAGCGAAGAGGGCGCACCGAGCACCGAAACCGGAACCGGCGAGCCACCCGCTAACTGAGCGTCCCCCACGCACTCGGCGGCTCGGGGCTGATCGACAGGCTTTCTCCTTGGCCTTGTCGTGAAGCCCCGACCACCGCCGAACTAGGGCAAGAACATGAGCGCATTCATCGCAGCAGGCGGCGGCACTGCGCCGTATCCCATTACCAACGATGGCTGGTTTCCTGACCTCGACGGCCAGCACCTGCGCGAATCCCTGCGCCTGGACGGCAGCATTACCGATGCCCGTCTCGAAACCGCCGCCGTCAACGCGGTGATTGAGATCAACCGAGAACTGAAATCCTGGAAGGCCCAGCAGCTCGCTGCCGGCAACGCCAGCCTGGCCGACGTTCCGGCAGATCAGATCCAGGGCGAAAGCCAGCTGCTGCACCTCTACCGCCGCGCCATCTACTGCAGTGCAGGCGCCGAGCTGGCCGAGCGCATGCGCGACTACAGCGCCACCGGCGACGGGGCCGAACGCGCCGAGGCCCTGACCCCGACCGCCGACGAATACCGCCGCGACGCCCGCTGGGCGCTGCGCAGCATCCTCGGCCGCGTGCACACCACCGTGGAACTCATCTGATGGGCATCCTGCGGGCTCAGCAGGGTGACACCGTCGATGCCATCTGCTGGCGGCACTACGGGCGCACCGCAGGCGTGGTCGAGCAGGTGCTCGATGCCAACCCCGGCCTGGCCGACCTCGGCCCGGTCATCCCCCACGGCACGCTGGTCCAGCTGCCGGAACAGGCCGTGCGCGCCGAACAACGCCAAATGGTGAACCTATGGGACTGATCTACCTCGCCCTCTACAAGGGCCGCGGCACGCTGTTCAACCGCCTGATCCGTCTCTGGACGCGCTCCAAATACAGCCATTGCGAATTGGTCCTGGCCGATGGCCGCTGGCTCTCCGCCTCGGCCATGGATGGCGGCGTGCGTGCCAAGCGCATCGTGCTCGACCTCGAGCACTGGGACCTGATCCCGGTGCCATGGGCTGACGCTCGCCAGATCCTGCATCTGTTCGAGAAGCACCAGGGCAAAGGCTACGACTGGCTTGGCCTGTTCGGCAGTCAGCTGCTGCCCCTGACCATCGACAACCGCCGCCGCATGTTCTGCAGCGAGTTCTGTGCCGCCGCCCTGGGCTTCCCCCTCGCGCAGCGCTACAGCCCCGCGCTGCTGGGTGAAGTCGTGCAGCGCGTTCACGCCATCACAACCGCAGGGCCACAGGATGAAGCACATGCCTGACAGACCGGAAACCTACGCGTTCCTCGCCACCTGGCTGGAGCACAACTTCCCCGCGCTCTACGCCGGCGCGCTGGCGATGCTCATTGCTGCTTGGCGAATCATCTACAGCGGTGGGCGGGTGCGGCAGCTCGCGCTCGAAGCGCCCCTGTGCGGGCTGCTCGGCGTCGGCGTGTCCTATGGCCCATCGCTGATCGGCGCACCGCAAGAGGCGGGCGTGTTCCTCGCCTGCATGGTCGGCCTGTTTGGCGTCGAGGTGAGCCGTGAGGCAGCCCGCCGCGTACTGAAGAAGAAGGCTGAAGAGCTATGAGCGAGATCCTCATCGTTGGCTCGCGCGGCCTCGCCGTGCGCAACCTGCAGGCCGCACTCAAGTTGGCCGGCATCGCGGTCACGGTAGACGGCGACTTCGGCGAGCAGACCGAGCGCGCCGTGGCCGCCTTCCAGCGCCGAGCCGGCCTGGTGGACGATGGCGTCGCCGGGCCGAAGACCCTGGCCGCGCTCGCCGGCCGCGATACCTCCAAGCTACTCAAGCGGCAGGATCTGCAGCAGGCCGCCGACCGTCTCGGCGTACCGCTTGCCAGCGTCATGGCCGTCAACCAGGTGGAAAGCAGGGGAGAGGGCTTTGCCGCTAACGGCCGCCCGGTGATCCTCTTCGAACGGCACGTCATGTTTGAACGCCTGCAGGCCAATGGCCTGAGCGAAGCCGAAGCCGCTGCACTCGCCGCCAAGCATCCCGCCCTGGTCAACCGCAAGGCCGGCGGCTACATCGGCGGCACCGCAGAGCATCAACGCCTCGCACAAGCCGCGCAGATCCACTACGCCGCCGCACAGGAATCCGCCAGTTGGGGCCTGTTCCAGATTATGGGCTACCACTGGCAGCGCCTCGGCTACCTGGACGCCCAGCACTTTGCCGACACCATGGCGCTCAGCGAGGCCGCACAGCTCGACGCCTTCGTGTCATTCATCGAAACCGACACCGCGCTGCACAAGGCGCTCAAGGGTAGGAAGTGGGCCGAATTCGCGCGCCGTTACAACGGCCCTAACTACGCTCGCAACCTCTACGACGTGAAGCTGGCTCGGGCCTATGCCCAGTTTGCCGCAGAGCAGGCCCAGGAGCAGGCAGCATGACCAGCTGGAAAGTTTGGCTTGGCGTAGCTGGGCTAGTCGTTGCGCTGCTGGTGGCCTTGAACATCCAGGCTCAGCGGATCGACGCGGCGACCGCCCGCGCGGATCACGCCACCGAGCGCTTGCAACGCGCCCAGCAGCGCAACGAGCGGCAGGCCGCCACCATCACCCGCCTCACCGGCGAGGTCGCCACCCAGCGCCTGGACCAGCTCGCCCTGCAGCATACGCTCAGCGTCATGCGCCAGGCCCAGGCCACCGATCAGCTCAAGAAGAAGGAACGCCGCCGTGAAGACCCAACCCATGCGACTTGGGCTGCTCAGCCTCTGCCTGATGCTGCTCGCCGCCTGCACAAACGTCCCGCCATCACCGGAGCCGCAGGTTACCGTCAGTGGCTGTCCAGTCGTGACGCGCTGCACGCTGGACCCGGCGACGCCGAGCATTAACGGCGAACTCAGCGACGACGGCGACTACCTCATGGCCGCCTGGGGCGAGTGCGCCGCCAAGGTCGACCTGGTGGTGGACCACAACGCGCGCAGCACCCAGCCATGAACAAGCCCGAATCCCTGCGCGCCCACCTGCTGGCCGCCATCCCCGAGCTGAAGCGCAACCCCGACCGCCTGCTGGTGTTCATCGACAACGGCAGCATGCGTAGCACTGCCGCGCCGGGTCTGTCGTTCGAGTACAGCTACACGCTCAACCTCATCCTGACGGACTTCGCCGGCCACCCGGATGCCGTCGCCATCCCGCTGTTCGCCTGGGTGCTGGTCAACCAGCGCGAGCTGATGGAGAACCAGGAGAAGGGCAGGGACGCCATCAAGTTCGAGGCCGACATCCTCGACAACAGCAAGGTCGACCTCAGCATCACGCTGCCGCTGACCGAGCGCGTCATCGTCAAGCGCATGGGTAACGGCACCCTGCAAGTCAACCACCCGGCCGAGCCGGTGGTCGACGACGAACTGTTCCTGGTACCAGCCATGCGCGTGGAAACGCCGGACGGCGAGCTGCTCGCGGAGTGGGGCGGCAATGGCTGACGACCTGCGCGCCCTCGAGGACTGGGCCGGCGCGCTGCTCAACCAGCTGCAGCCGGCCGAGCGCCGCAAGGTCACCGGCACCATCGCCCGCGACCTGCGCCGCAGCCAGCAGCAGCGCATCGCCGCCCAGCGCAATGCCGACGGCACGCCTTTTGCCCCTCGCAAGCCCCGGCAGGTGCTGCGCGCCAAGGCCGGGCGCATCAAACGCAAGCAGCAGATGTTCACCAAGCTGCGCACCGCCCGTTACCTGCGCCTGCAGAGCGACGCCAGCACCATCGCCATCGGCTTTGCCGGCCGTGTCTCGCGTCTGGCCCGGATTCACCAGTACGGCCTGCGTGATCGCCCGGCGCCGGGCGCCGCAGATGTCCAGTACGCCAAGCGGGAGCTGCTCGGCTTCACCGATGCGGATCTGCAGCTGATCCGCGACCGGCTCGTTGAGCACCTGGTGCGCTGACCCTGTAACGGCAACCGCTACACGGCCCCGCCAATGCGCCCCGCGCGCGCGAAGGCGAGCATGGGGCCATGAACACAACCGACCTCATGCGCCGCCTCGACAACCTGATCCGCCTCGGCACCATCGCCGCGGTGGACCACCAGGCTGCGCGCTGCACCGTCCGCACCGGTGGGCTCACCGTGCCGGGCCTGCCATGGCTCGCCCAGCGCGCCGGCAGCAGCCTGGACTGGGACCCGCCCACGGTCGGCGAGCAATGCATTCTCTTCAGCCCTAGCGGCGAACCGGCTCAGGGCGTCGCCCTGGTCGGCCTGTATTCACGGCAATGTCCGGCCCCATCGAAAAGCGCAAACGAGCGCCGGCGGGTGTATCCGGACGGGGCTGTGATCGATTACGACCACGCCACCCATGCGCTCATCGCCACGCTGCCAGCCGGCGGCACCGCCAAGCTCGTCGCCCCCGGCGGCGTGACCGTCCTTGGCGATGTGGCGATCACCGGCCTGGTCACCGTGAGCGAGGACGTCATCGCGGCCGGCATCAGCCTGGTCAACCACCGCCACCCCGGCGACAGCGGCGGCACCACAGGAGCGCCGCAATGATCGGCATGTCGCGCACCACCGGCCGCGCCCTGAGCGACTCCGCGCACCTGGCCCAATCGATCGGCGACATCCTCACCACGCCGCTCGGCTCGCGCGTCATGCGTCGCGAATACGGCAGCCTGCTGCCCGACCTGATCGACGCCCCGTTCAACGACACCACCCGCCTGCAGGCCTACGCCGCCACCGCCATGGCGCTGATGCGTTGGGAGCCGCGCATCCGCCTGAGCCGTGTGCAGCTCAGCCTCGGCGAGCAACCCGGCCAGGCCTACCTGGACGTGGAAGGCAGCCGCACCAATAGCAACGAGCCGCTCAGCCTGCGCGTACCGCTCGCCCTGGGGGCCAGCGCATGAATACCTTCACGCCCATCGACCTGGCCCAACTGCCCGACCCGGACGTGGTCGAGCAGATCGACTACGAACAGATCCTCGCCGAGCGCAAGGCCTACGCCATCAGCCTATGGCCCGCCGAGCAGCAGGCCGAGGTCGCCGCCACGCTTGCGCTGGAATCCGAGCCGCTGACCAAGCTGATCCAGGAGAACGCCTACCGCGAGACCCTGCTGCGTCAGCGCGTCAACGAGGCCGCGCTCGGCACCATGTTGGCCAAGGCCAAGGGCAACGACCTGGTGCAGCTCGCTGCCAACGTCAACGTTTCGCAACTGGTAGTCACTCCGGCGGACAACAGCACAGTGCCGCCCACCCAGGCCGTGCTGGAATCCTTCGAGAGCCTGCGCGAACGCGCGCAAATGGCCTGGGAAGGGCTGAGCACCGCAGGCCCGCGCAACAGCTACATTCTTCACGCCCGCAGCGCAGATGGCCGTGTGGCCGACGCCACCGCTGAAAGCCCATCGCCCGCCGTGGTGGTGGTCACCGTCCAATCCCTGCTGGGCAACGGCGCAGCCGATCAGGCGCTGCTGGATATCGTTGCCGCCTACCTCAGCGACGAAGACCGCCGCCCGGTGGGTGATCGCCTCACCGTGCAGTCCGCCGAGGTGCTGGAGTACAGAGTCGACGCCGTGCTCTACCTCAACACAGTCGGCCCAGAGGCCGAACCGATCCGCGCCGCCGCCGAGAAGCGCCTCGCTGCCCTGGTCAACCAGCGCCGCCGGCTGGGGCTAGAGGTGAGCCGCTCAGCCCTGGACGCCGCGCTGCACATCGAGGGCGTCAAGCGCGTCGAACTGCCCGGCTGGGTTGACGTCATCGCCACAGCTTCGCAGGCCCCGTACTGCACCGGCTACAGCGTTACGCTTGGGGCGCAGGCATGACGGCCCGGCACCTACTACCGGAAAACGCCATCCAGCTCGAACAGCTGGCCGCCGAAGCGCTCGCGCAGATCGAGCGGGTACCGGTGCCCATCCGCGACCTGATCAACCCCGACCGCTGCCCGGTCGAGCTGTTGCCGTATCTGGCTTGGGCCTTCTCGGTGGACCGCTGGGATGCCTCCTGGTCCGAAGCCATCAAGCGTGAAGTCATCAAGGCCTCGTACTTCGTGCATTCGCGCAAGGGCACCATCGGCGCGCTGCGCCGCGTGGTCGAGCCGCTGGGCTACCTGATCCGCGTCAGCGAATGGTGGCAGCAAGTGCCCGAAGGCGTGCCGGGCACCTTCTCACTGGAAATCGGCGTGCTGCAAACCGGCATCAGCGAAGAAACCTATGAATCCCTGAGCCTGCTGATCGACGACGCCAAGCCCGTCAGCCGCCACCTGATCGGGCTGGACATCAGCCTCGAAACCCACCTCACGCGTTACGTCGGCGTCTCGGTCACCGATGGCGACGAGCTCGACGTATACCCCTGGGAAAACGCCGACATCGACGTCCTGGTGCGGGGCTATGCCGGCGTGAGCGACTACATCCTCGACGAAATGGACGTGTATCCACATGGTTGATATCAACACCCAGTTCGGCGGCTTCCTGACCGCCCTCGGCGCCGCACAGGACGCCAACTCCAAAGCCCTGGGCATCCCGTGGAAGCTCACCCACATGCTCATCGGCGACGCCCTCGGCGCCGACCCGGTGCCAGCCCCAGGGCAGACCGCCCTGGTGAATCAGGTCTACCGCGCCCAGCTCAACCAGCTGTACGTCTCGCCGACCGACGCCAACGTGCTGATCGCCGAACTGGTGCTGCCGCCAAACGTCGGCGGCTGGTGGATCCGCGAGCTCGCCCTGGAAGATGAAGACGGCGTCTTCTCCGCCGTGGCCAACTGCGCCCCGAGCTACAAGCCGGTGCTGGCCCAGGGCAGCGGTCGCAACCAGGTGGTGCGCATGCACGTCATCACCAGCGGCACGGCCAATATCCAACTAAAGATCGACCCCAGCGTGGTGCTGGCGACGCGGGCGTATTGCGATGGACTGATTGCAGCGCATGCGGCGGCGGCGAATCCGCATCCGCAGTACATCGACGAAGCCGACCTGAACGCCGCCATCGCTGCGATCATTACCGTGCCGACAGGCTATCTGACTGGTTTTACGCTCCGTAATAACGCCGGAACACCAAGTGCCCACGTCGATATTGCACCCGGCCTTGCCAAATCGGCGAGCACCTCTGCGTCAATTCAACTGCTGGAAGGCATGACGAAGCGCCTGCAGAGTGCTGGGGCCTGGGCTCAAGGCAACGACGCAAATGGTCTTTTCAGCGGCGCACGTGCGCCTAATACCTGGTATCACGCCTTCGTAATCCGCAAAGATTCGGACGGTAGCGTCGACATTGGCTTTGATACTTCGCTCTCTGCCGCAAACCGCCCCGCAGGCTGGACCGCCTATAGACGCCTGGGCTCGGTGAAAACGAATTCAGGCGCCGAGATCATTCCATTCCTGCAAGCGGGCCGATTTTTCTTTTGGAAAACGCCCATCCTCGATGTATCAGTCAACGCTGCGGCTGGGTCGTCGGCGAGTTACGTCTTGTCGGTTCCTACGGGCATCGAGGTTATTGTCCAAGCAACGCTATATTTCAGCGGCGGGGACGCTGCCGGCTACCTCCATCATCCAGATAGCACTGACATCGTAGTGCACTATCTGCCAGGCAGTTACCTGGGCGGCACAGTCGGCACGACCAACGCCGCGAATGAGTATTTTGCGAGCGAAGTCAACGTGCTTAGCAATCACGCAGCCCAGGTTCGCTACACGGCACTCGCCACCGCTGCTAACGACATGCGCATCGCTACCCTCGGCTGGTTAGAACCATAGGAGTCCCCATGCCATTTGTTCAACGAGACACCTACGGCCACATCGTCGCTAGGTTTGCGAACCGTCAATCAGGACAAGCGGAGGAGTGGCTGGACGATAACGCTCCCGAACTTGCGCCAGATACGGCGCAGATGACCGCTGAGCTATGCCGATACATAGATGTCGCAGCTGATCGCGCTCGTCACACGGTTGCCGGTGACCCACTCCGTGCCCTTGAGTACGACCGCGCCGCCACGGAAGCGAAGTCCTTCGCTGCTGCAGGCTATCCAGCCGATGACGTACCACGCACCGTTGCCGCCTGGGCCATCAACGGTCGGACCGCTCAACAGGCCGCTGACAGCATCCTAGTCGAAGCTGCTGCGTACACCGAGGCGCTCTACCGGATCCGGGAGGCTCGCTTGTACGCAAAGCAGGCGGTTAGTGCAGCAGCTGCCTCGGGTGATTTCGCGATGGCCGAACAAACTGCAAGCGATGCCGTTGCAGCGATAGCGCGTGCGGCAAAGGGCATTGGCAATAACGTCCTTTGAGGTTTCGTATCGATGCTGGCTTGATACAATCTATGAATTTTTCGCAAGAGATGTCCGCATGCAGCAATACAAGCCGGAGCTAGACGGCCTACGCGCGATCGCTGTTATTAGCGTTTTGCTATTCCACGGCGGCTTCGAGGCGTTTCAAGGTGGCTTTGTAGGCGTCGATGTCTTCTTTGTGCTTTCGGGCTATTTGATTACCTCGATATTGCTCAAGGAGACCCAGGCTAAAACGTTCACTTTTGCCAGCTTTTATGAGCGTCGGATCAGGCGACTTGTACCACCACTGATACCCGTGCTGGTTTTTACTGGTTTTTCATCAGGGCTGCTGCTCGGCACACAACAGTTCGAAAGCATGATCAAGAGCACCTTGTCTGCGCTCGGCATGGTCTCTAATTGGTATTTTTTGTCTGACGTAGGTTACTTTGATGGGCCTGGCGAGACCACGCCACTGTTGCATACTTGGTCCTTATCGATAGAAGAGCAATTTTATTTAGTTTTCCCTGCAATGGTTCTACTAACCATTAGATGGGTTCCAAAATATATCGTTCCTGCTTGTTTATCATTGTTAGCCGCCTCTCTGCTACTGTCAGCTTGGCTTATCTACTCGGGGCAGTTGGATGCTGCCTTTTATGCATCGCCAGGAAGGTTTTGGGAGCTATTGGTCGGCTCTTTATTGGCGAGTCTGGGTTGGGGTAATAATTGCTCAAAAAACAATGCCAATATGCTTGAAATAACGGGTGCTGGTTTGATAGCGCTGGCTGTTTTTAGTTATTCGCCGGCAACTCTGTTTCCCGGTCCTGCGGCACTTTTGCCAACTCTCGGTACCGCAATGATCATCGCTGCCGCGGGACGAGGTACGCTAATATCGCCATTGCTGAAATCGAAGCCAGCTGTCTGGGTCGGACTAATCTCCTATGCACTTTATTTGTGGCATTGGCCACTGCTAGTGCTCTTGCGAATAATCGATCCGGCACCAACTGACTTGCTAGTTACCGCCGCGCTTTTTATTTCGGTTTGTATGGCGGCGCTATCAAGAAAGTTTATTGAACTTCCAGCTAGATCCAAGCAGGTACTTAAAAGTCAGCGGATGGTCTTCGGGTTTGGCGCGGTGTTCGCTATTTCTGTGCTGGCTGTCTCACTGGCGTTGTTGACGCCGGTGGCTGAGCGGAAACGTTCTGGCCTTGCTTCATTGATCTCATCTTTTGTTTATGGTGATCGATCAGATTCGCTTAGTAGGATAGAGGCGGAAAAGAATTTTTACATGACCCAGCTAGACAAAAATTTTACAGGAAAGAGCAGTTTGGATGAGCTGTATGAGGAATCATTAACCTGTAGTTTTGATGAGGGAAACACGTCATCGCGTATCCTCGAGTGCTTTGAAGTGCAGGCGAAAGGCGATGTTGTGCTTGTGATTGGCGACAGTGTAGGTCGAGATACTTGGCACTCCTTGCGTCGAGCGTATCCTGAAATCCGCTTCGTCATGCTTCATCAGTCGAGCTGTCCGCCTGGAGAGGGATTCCATCCCGATATTGTTGGGCGTCGTTGCTTTCCGGAGCTTGCGAAGATCCTAAAAATAATTTCTGAGCGACTGGATGTGGCGGCAGTGATTATGAGCTATAACTTCCGACCTATCGACTGGCGTAATATTGAACCCACATTCGGGTTGCTCAAGGACATCACGACGAATGTGGCTGTTCTAGGTGTGCCACCTGTTTATGCCCAAACGATAGGCGATAGTATTAAAGCACTAGCGGCACAAGCACCTATACCTCGTCGCGTGAGTAAGACCGACCGAACCATGGTGCCCTGGGACTTCGACGTTTTGGCGGAAAACGTTGAAACCATGGCCCAAGCCCATGGCGCTGTGTTCATTGATGTTCGCCCGTTTTTTTGTGATTCGAATTCATGTGCGTTGTGGTTGGACGAATCACTAAAACAACCCTTGTTCTGGGACAAGTTGCACCTCTCCGAGCCCGCTATAGAAAAATATGCAATTTACTTGTCTGAACTCTCTCAGGTCCAAAGCTTTCTTTACGAAGCGAAACTAGCAACAAATCGTTAGTTCGCAGCGCATTCTCAAGCCGCTCCAGGTAACTTGTTCCGCCCTGTAACCCCCATCGCTACACAGCCCGCCGCGTGCGCCCCTTGCGCGCGCGCGTCACCCTCAAGGCTCACTGATCAGGCATACGCCCCGCAGGAGCCTCCCGCATGTCGACCGATTACCATCACGGCGTCCGCGTCCTCGAAATCAACGAGGGCACACGCCCCATTCGCACCGTTTCCACCGCCGTGGTGGGCATGGTCTGCACCGCGTCGGATGCTGATGCGGCCAAGTTCCCGCTCAACAAGCCCGTGCTGCTCACTGACGTGCTCACCGCCTCCGGTTCCGCCGGCGAGCTGGGCACGCTGGCGCGCAGCCTGGATGCCATCGCCGATCAGGCGTCACCCGTCACTGTCGTGGTGCGCGTGGAGGAGGGCGCCGACGAGGCTGCGACCACCAGCAACATCATCGGCGGCGTAAGCCCAACCGGCGAATACCTGGGCATGAAGGCCCTGCTGGCGGCCGAGGCCCAGCTCGGCGTCAAACCGCGCATCCTCGGCGTGCCGGGGCTGGACTCGCTGCCGGTCACCACCGAGCTGGTGGCCATCGCCGAGCAGCTGCGCGGCTTCGCCTACGCCAACGCTTACGGCTGCGAGACGGTATCCGAGGCCCTGGCCTACCGCGCCGGCTTCGGTGCGCGTGAGCTGATGCTGATCTGGCCGGACTTCGTCTCCTGGGACACCGTGGCGAACGCCAACGCACCGGCTAGCGCCATCGCCCGCGCCCTGGGCCTGCGCGCCAAGCTGGACGAGCAGGTCGGCTGGCACAAGACCCTCTCCAACGTGCCGGTCAACGGCGTATCGGGCCTGTCGAAGGACATCTACTTCGACCTGCAAAACCCCGCCACCGACGCCGGCCTGCTCAACGCCGACGAGGTCACCACCCTGATCCGCCGCGACGGCTTCCGCTTCTGGGGCTCGCGTACCTGCTCGGCCGACCCGCTGTTCGCCTTCGAGAACTACACCCGCACCGCCCAGGTGCTGGCAGACACCATGGCCGAGGGGCACTTCTGGGCGGTGGACAAGCCCATGCACGCCTCCCTGGTGCGCGACATCGTCGAGGGCATCAACGCCAAGTTCCGCGAACTAAAGCGCGGCGGCTACATCATCGACGGGCAGTGCTGGTTCGATGAGGCAGCCAACGACA